CCCGACATGGGTGACAGTTATAAAGCCCCCGGGTTTCGTTCCGGAAGACGTCCGTGTTCCACGGATGGGCTACCCGCCCACCTTGACGACCTGTGCTGCCAGGACCCTATCCAGTGCCAGCTCCGCCGCATAAGCTGCCCTTCTTACGTATGCCATATTGGCATAGTGGTTGGTCCCGTACGCTATCGCCTTGTGCCAGTGTGATCTCGCAAGTCCTGAGTACAAGTTGCTTATTGCCAACTGTGACCAACCCTCGCGAATGGGCGTTTTGAATGGAAGTTTTCCCTCCACCCAGGCTAGCGCTACGCTACGACTACAATTTCTGGTCACTATCAGCATGTCTGAGACTTGAGTTTGGTCTATCCACTCTGCTAGTAACCTAAAGTTCTTCTCCTTCACTATCCTTTCCCTCAGCATTCCCGAAATAGTCGGTGGTATATCTGGTCTACCCCTTGCCACCAACTCTACCCCCGTCTCTGCTATCCACGTGCATGCAAAGTACTTCATTGGTCTGAAATGCTCCACCCTCTCCCATGTGAATGGTTCTATTTCTGGCATTGCTCTATTCACCTCTATGTTCGTCTTGTACACCTGAGCCACCGCCTTGGCTGCGTCCTGTTTCGCCAACCCCAGCACCGGTGCCCATTTCTCCCCCAATGCCCTTACCAGTCCGCCTATCCTTCCGTATTTCCAACTTGGTGTCATTCTCGCCTTCGTTGCGACGTACCACTCACCCGATTCCTTGCCCTTCACCCTTCCACCTTCGTCGCGCAGAAACATACCTATGCCTCCCACGCAAGCTGGTGTTGCAAACATTGCCCAGACTTTGTCTACCTCGACTAGTTTACCATCTACTGTTTTGTTCGAGTTCGCTATATCCTGTATCGCCATTGGCCAATTCCACTTCTTTTGTCTATTGAAAAACTGGTTCCAACTGTTTGCCATCTCACGTATCCTTTCCTCTCCTCTTAATTCATCCCTGCTCGTTGGGTTCCTAAAGACCAATGCTGCTGCTGCCCTTGCCGGATAACCACTCACGTCATCCTTCCAGGCCACTTGTCTCAGGAATTCGTCTGCATCCTGTGCAATGAAGAACTTCCCTGGGTTTATCCTCAGCCCAACCTCCGAGTACACTGAACAAAGTGCCACCGCGAGTGCATATGTTCTACACTCGATCTGATCATCGTCCCCCTGTGCACAATAACTCATTATCGGATCCGCGCCCATGCGTTCTATTACTATTTGTTGTGCCACATAGAGTTCTGCCGCGTTTATCAAGGTATCATATAGTGCTGTCCATCTCCAACCACTCATTACGCCTTTCTCGTAGTTCAGTACTACCGAACCCACCTGCACCGTCCCTTCCTCTACTCCGTACTGTATCCTATCCATCATTTCTAATATGTACTGTCTTATTTCTATTGGAGCCTTGTTCGCCGCAAACCGTTTTATCTCTTCGTTTACTATGCGTATCATCTTCCTCGTTACGACGTGGTCGAATTGGTCTTGGTCGAGTGGTACCTTAACTGATTGTAGTTCGCAGTGCAGTGCCATCTTATTCCATAAATTCATTTGCTGTTCAGCACTAAAGAAAAGTGTTGATTCCGGGTGTCCCCTCAGTGCGTCCTCTAGCCACTCGCCCACGTACGACATCTTGAGGTATAGCGGTAAGTCGCCGGCTATTACCGCCCTAACTTTTTGTGCTTCCCGTTTCTGTATTGCCTTGTTTCTTTGCCGTGTACTCACCATCAGCATCTCCTGCATCTTATCCATGTCTAGCGCCAACGCTGTTGCCCATTTACTCTTCCTTGCTTTCCTGATCTTCCATCGACCTCCCTCCTCAACTAGGACCTGCAACCTTTCTCCGTCAGAAGTGCCACTCCTCGCCCACCTTTCCGGGTCTTCCGCCCACTCCATTGGTGACAGGTTCTGTCTCTGCGACTGTCTACACGGTGCCAACGTGAGAAAACGTCTAACCCCCGCTCTAAATAGTTCGTCAAATCGTTCTTCGTTTCCCGCCACCGCATGGACCACCTCACCCTGGCACCAGTCCCGTATATCGTCCACAAACTGTGCTATGTCTACGGTTGGTTGCACGTCTCGTGCTGCACCCAAGTCAACGTAATACTTCCACCACTCCCCAAACAGTTCGTCCCTGAAGCGTTTCGCCATACCCGCAAGTTTCTTAAACTTATCCATTAGCCATCCCTGTTCGACTGGCCTCAGCAGCTTCGCCCTCGTTAGTAGGAGGTGTAACTGTCGTCTTGCCTCAGCAGGTATTCCCCTCCAATATGTGCTGAACACTCGCCCAGTAGCCTCCCCCCACCCCTTAAACATATCCAGCGTGCCCAACCTCGAACGTTGCCTTGCGACCTGTTCGTCCGTTAGACCGGGGACATCATCCTCCAGTTCACCTCCAGATTGAGAGGTGGCGACCCAGTCGCTCAGTTCTTGAAGTCCCTCTTTACGAGATGGAAGCAGGGCCATAACCTCTGCCAACCCCGAGAGCCTCAGGTTCTTTACGACTGCTCGCCCCAATACGGCCACCCAAGGTGCCATCGCCTCGAGTACCTTATTGTGCGAGCCACCCCATCAGGATGTCCCCTTCTTGTTTGTCATCATTGCCATCTTGGATATCGTCCTGTTCTGTCCCCCCGCAGGTGCTATCCTTACCTCCTTCCTTGTGTTTGCTACCTTCATCGTTGTCATGGTGTAGTCTTGGATTGTGTTTCTGTCCACGTTCGAGAAATCGTTTCCGTAGTAGAACAGCTTGTAATCTTGTGCCAAGTAAAATGATGCGATCGGGTTAGGCGCAAACAGTGGTGGGTCCCGTGCCTTAAAATTTAATGGGTTCGGGACCCCGAAATTTGCCAACGCAATGGCCGTTGCAACGCCGTACGTTGGTGTTGTTACCGGGAATCCCAGTACGTGCTTTGCCGCCCCCGTTGGATTGCAGTTCCCCAGGAACGCCTCCGGCCTCGGCGTTTGGAACACACCTGCCCTGTTCGCTAGCACCATCCACCCTTCCGACTTTTCGCTCGACATCTCGGGTGGGTCATCCGCCAATATAGAGAACGAGTCCAACAGTGTCGGGAAGCCCTGTCCTAAACCCAACTCTCCCAATTTCGTTGTCTTATTGATTTGCGGTGGGACCCAGTCGCAAAACCTTGAAATTATGTGTTTGGGCACCCTTGCCCATCCCACTGACAGTGGTGTCAATAACACGGGCTCACTTGCAGTTTGTCCAATTTCGTTTAGCCAATACGCGTTATCCCTCGATGATAGCGTTGAGTAGTCGTACAGTATCGTGTCTGCACCCGCCTCTCTGCACGCTAGCGTCATCTGTTCCCCCATAGCTGTCCAAAATAAGTTTATCTCACCCGTGTCGCCACCCCCTACATTAGCCCCTTGATTTGGTTGCCACAGCTCCAGTGCGTTTACTCCGCAGTCATAGCACGCAGCGTCCACCATTTGACTCAATACCCTCGCTATTCTCCTCAGCGATGACACCACCGCGCCCAGGTTCTGTGATAGTGGTGTTCTGACCCTCATCAATGGTAAGTAGTTGTTTGCTGATACATCCACTTCTGTCACTGGCGACAACTGTCCGATGCTACACACCGTTAGTTCCTGGTGTGATATTTCCATCAAGGCAGTTGTGCAGAACATGTCCATCGGGTGTGTCCTCCCATTCGCTTTGTTGTCGACATTTGCTGTCCCGTATGCTGCGTTCATGTCCGTTGTATTCCACGTAGGTACTGAGGCTGTTTCGTCGATTAACCCGCCGATTAGTGTTTGATTCACCATAACCATTGGTGCTGGAACCTGGAATGCATGATCCGCCGCTGCAATCAGCGCGCTCGCGTAGTCGCCGAATGAACCAACTGTCTTACACCAGTCCTCTATTGAGTCGCTCAATGCCTGGGCCCAGTTAGCATCGGCCATTGTGGCCGTTAAGGCTGCCCCGATGTCTATGCTCGCCGCGAAAATTGATTCCTGTGGATAGTTTACTAACACCGTTGCACCCGGTGGCCCCACAGTTAAATCCAAGTTCGGCGTGCTTCCCTTATTCGTTTCGTCGCACAACACAAATAATACTTTACTTGTTGGTCCCGGTATCCTTGTATTTGTAGCAGACGATGGTGCGCTTTGCGTTGCAAAAACTATATTACCTGCCTCGTCTGTCATTGATGCTGACGTAGCTATCTGCAGATAGGGGAACGCTAATCTGTTCAATGTCTTTTGTGCCACCAAGTTTCCCCTCGAGAAATTCGACCTAACTATCGGTACCACAGCAACGGTCACACCCCACTGATCCGAATTGAACCCTGCAATTGGTTCTTCGCTATCTCCCCACCTTATAGCACAAAAGTCTGAATATGTGCATATACATGCCTCGATGTCGGGTTGGGCCAATGTCGGTGGATCTTCCATTGGGTACCATGTCGTGCTGAACAGTGGTGCTGCGTTGTCTAACACTAGTATAGTATTTGCTATGTCCAGTGCGTTCTCTCCCGTAAACAATGGTGCAAAGGCGGCTGAATATAGGAAAGTCGGCAACAGTGACCTTGCTGATGAGCCACCGGTGTTTGACTTCATCTTTGCCTCGCTGTCAAATATCATACGTTGCAGTGCGTCACCATCCGTGACTGTTGTGTTCACCCTAAGTATTGGTGATATTGCCGGTATGTCGCCTACCCGTGTTGCCGCCTCTATCGCCGATGTTGCTGGCGACCCCGTATACTTGGTGTTCAACCCTGCTGTTGGACTAACAATACTATACGCATCTATGAAAGCGTAGTCCGTACCGTCGTTGTAGGCGACCCCGCCCACCCACATTTCTGGATACCCATCTAGGAGATTTCCACCTGTGCCGTTTTGTGATGTTGCCTGCCTACCCTGCACCTGTGCCCACTGGCGTACGATTTCCGCTACTGCATTCACTGATGTATTGAATATTGGGTCTGGCACCAATATTGCCTTTGCTAGTTCTGCCTTGAGGTATGCAAAGACACTTGACTTCACTGCCTCTTTCACCTTTTCTCTGTAATCCTGTGGCTTTGCTGTTCCCTTGTTGCTATCATTCTCCGGTACTGTGCGCATTGACGCCGGGTTCTCTGCTCCACCCTCCCCCCCCGGCATGCCACCCCC